TTCTGCTCGGTCGCCTCGGGAGCGAAACGACCGATGATTATTTCTTAGTTATCTCAGGTCTGGTTCCAGCAAGCGCCGAAAGGAATCTTTGGAGCGATTGCGGCGTAACCGTAGTAAAGAATATCGACGGTTCCGTCTGATTGGATATTAGTGCGAAGCTCGAAACGCGGAGCCTCGTACCATGTCCATGCGTCTGGGTTAACTACGACCATTGAGAAGTCGCCTGTTGATGTTGTTGGTCCAGCATTACCGATAGAACGTGACACGAACAGATTTAGACCCGGTGAAACTACGCCGCGAAGTGAATCGCCGCGAACATTTCCTGCCGCGTTGCTTGGCACTGCCGCATTGTAAAGAGGTGCGCCATTGTCGTTGTAACCCATGATGTTAGTCCATTGTCCTGGGCTAACTACTAAATTACGAGCGAATCCGAGTGATGATGAATAAACAGCACCCGCAGCTTGAGATGTATAAGCTAAGAATCCAGTTGATGAATTAGCGTTAACGCCTGTCTGTTGACCAGCGCCAGCAATAGTTCCGACAGCAAACTCATCTGTAACTTTTGCGTAAGCAAATTCCAAATTCTGGAGTAGCGCTGTTAGGTAGCTTGGGTCTGAACGGTCGATAAGTTCGATCGTTGAAATTGCGCGACCTTTGAAACTTTGAACTGGTACTGAAATGTAAGTCGCGCTTAGGCTTGACTCTGTAACGACGCCATTTTCTGCGATGTTTGCGACAGTTGGAACAGCTGTGACCTTTGGAAGTTCGAAAGTCATACCTGTTGCGCTAAGAGCTTCGCGTGATAGTGCGTCAATCATGCCACGATCAGCATTTGCTAACGCGTTGATGACTGTGCGGCTCTGTGGTGTTGGAACCATGCCTGGAGCTGTTGATGTTGTGTTATCCGCAGCTTTAACATATTGGCGAGCGTCCTCGTCATGTAGAACTGACGCCTTTAGTGAGTATTGTAGATAAGAAACCTTATCCACGATTGGCGAACGTGGCGCTGTGTACGCCATTGGGACGTGCTTCGACGCTTCTACCGTTTCGGCAGTTGCGACGGTTTCGGTAGTGTCTGACACTTCGTCTCCTTCTGTTGTTGGATTTGTTTCCTCTGTTTCCTCATCTGTTTCGGAATCAGAATTTTCATCTGTTGATTCGACTTCCTCGTCGGCTTCGGTTTCACTCGCAGCTACGCTAGAAACGCGAGCGCTGTCGATGGCTGGATCAGAAACTAAAGAAACCTCATCGAGCGAACCTTTAGCAACCACTAACACGCCATCTACGAAATCGTGTGCGTTAACTTTGACTCCCACACTAAAACCATCGCGGAGACCCGTCGCGGCTTCCACTAATGCGTCGTTTCCGGCTGTTGTCTCCGCGATTTTAAATGTCGCGTCGATTCCCTGTTCGGTTGCGGTCATAGATAAAACCTTACCGATTGGTCGTGTGCGATCATGTTCTAGTAATAGTTTTACATTCTTAGTCGCAATAGATTCAGGTTTAAACGTCGTAAGTCCGGCGGACGTTGATCCTGTTTCATTCCATGTTACGACGCGACCTGTAATTGTGCGAGATTCGCTGTCGGCTGATGTGATTGTTAGCGGCATGTTTAGTTTCATTTAATCATTTCCTCAGCTTGTCGGATTTCCTCGACGCTAATCGCGCCAATGTCAAATAAAGTTTTGTAAATTGCTACGCGTTCGGCTTCGCTTCCGCGCAAGTAATCCTCTAAACGGAAATTTACTGTTTGTGTTGACGGCGTAAAGTCCGGCATAGAAAGACGTGTAGAAATTGAAGTCATTAGCGGAATTAGCGAGAAATCAAGCAACGTTTTGCGAGTAACGTTTGCGTTTGAATATGTCATGCTCGATCCAGTTTCCGCGTCAACGTAGAACGCTGGAATACCAATAGCGCGCGCTAATTCTGTTGCGATATATGAACGAGCAGCTGCGAGCTGTAACTTCTCAGGATCAAATCCGACTGTTTGTAATTCAACGTCAGCATTTAGAAACGCAGTCGAGCGATTACGTCGAGCTACGCCCCATGACTCAAGCAGCTTCGCAATTCGATCAGCTGGTAACGCTGTTCCGTTTGATTTTAATACCATAGACGGAACTGGCTCGCGCGCATAGTTAGCAGCTGCGCGTTCTAGCTCCGCACCTGTGCGAATTGTGCGACCAGCGCGATTTAATAATCCTTCGTCGTTGCCATAAAATACGACCAATGATCCCACGCCTGAATCTGGAATTTGTTTGCCGTCGATTGTGTAATATAAAACTTCTGTGCCGTTATTGTTTAAAAATACGCCGACTCGAGTCGGGACGATTCGTTGAACCGAACGAACGCGAAGTGTGTCCTGAAATAATTCGGTAATTTGCCAGTATGCGTAACCGTAGAATAATAAATCCTCAGCTGTCCATACATATGTCGCGCTACCCGGTACGCGTGGATCAGGCTCACGAATTACACGAGGCATTGGCACTTCTAGCCCCGTCGTATTGTCCCGGAGTTGTAAGCCGATCGAAGCGATGGACGAACAGATGATCCCGCGAGCACGTGCGATCGTAGGAACACTCATAGCTTCCTCACGCGTAGCCTGAGTAGCGCCACCGTTAAAGGTATAAATCGAATCTAATGCGAATACAGGTGAAACCGAAGCCTCAATGTCGGAATTTTGAGACGGCGCTACGGCTTCGACCTTAGACGCAAATAAATCACGAATACCCATGCGCGAATTGTGTCAGGCTTATAGCACTAGCCCGTCATAATATCGAAGTCCATCTCTGGGCGTGTCGCGAAGTGTGTAACTAACGCCGTTGCTACCGCAGCGCAGACCGCAGCTTGAGAAGCTCGACGACCGATAACCCAGCCGCCATCTCCTCGCTTTAATTGAACAGCTGAGAGGATTTGCTTAGTTAAATCGCTTTGCCCTCGATGGCGTAGCCGCCCGGAGTTGATCGCACCCAGTAGCTCATCGCAGCTTTGAGGATAAACCGAGTCCATGTCAAAAATCGGAATACCCGCTGGCTGGAATCTAGCCGCTACCGCGCCGCTAGTTCGGCGGCTATATAGCAAATACTCTAACGGATACTTACGACAGTATTTGGCAGCTTCATTTGCGATCTCTCGATCGTCAAGCTGTACGGAATTCTCCCATGTGTGGAGCAGCTTCACGACGAAACGTTCATCGCCCAATTTTTGAGCGCCGACTAACGCGCAGAATTTGCGATCCGGCGAAATGTCAAGCGCCAGCCATGTCAGCTTCTCCGGGTCGAGATCGACGCTTTCGTCATGGCAATTATTCCATTCGTTCGCTCCGATTATGCTTGAAATGGTTTGAACCCAGCGGCATAAGACTTCGGTTTGTACGACTTCGGGCGGATCGTTTAAAACCGCTTGGATATTGTCGATGTTGATCGTGTGACCGATCGCAGGATTCGCAGCCAGCCAATTAGACTCGAGTTGAATATCGTCGGTGGGTGCGCTCCACTCGAAATAACCGATGTCGTCGTCCGCTCCGGCAGCCGCGGCAAGCCCACGCTCTCGAAACGCATTTAAAACTACCGAGTGCGAATCGCCCGCGTTTGTGTAGCTCATAATCATGGGATTTTTCGCAGCCATAAGTGTGTACCTCAAACTGGCGTACGATTCTAAATCTTTCATCTCGCGAAGCTCGTCTAAATGGATTGCCGATGGCGCAGAAACGCCTCGAGCAGCTGAACCGCCAGCCTTTACGATAAATCGATTGATTTGCCCAGTCGTACCCTTGACTTCCATTTCCTCTGAGCCATGAGACCAGCGAATACGCTGTACGCGCTTAGATAGCATTTCCGAGCTCTCGATTAGGTTGACCAGCTGCCTAAATTGCTCCAGAGACGTGGCTAATCTGTGAGCTGATCCAATTTGTAACGGCTCGTCCCATAAAAATAAACCGCCCAAAATTCTGATTTGCTGTAAAAATGACTTGCCATTTTGCCGAGCTACGACCACGCAATTAGTCGGAGTAGCCCATCTACCGTCGGGTTTGTATTTGTGCGTATGCTCCAGCGCAAACTTTTGCCAAGGCATAAGACCATTTGGGAGTATTTCAGCTGCTAAATCTATGAGATCGAAGCCCCTAGACGGTAAATCGTTGAGTGGAGTGTGGATTCTAGGCGTTGGAGAGCCATAAGTTGTAGCTGATGACGGCGGTAAAACCGATAGCAGCCGATTAGAGCCTAGGTCGTCGGGTAGTTGACCGATTATGACCTGATCGTCCTTAGTCATGACTTACGCTGACATTTTCAGGGATATTTAGATCATGGAGAGTCGGGGGTGTATTACCTGTACCAAAAAACCGCCCACCTTTGCTCAAATTACACTTTTGGCATAATACTTGTAAATTATCGTCATTATCGCTCCCACCTAGTCTCCTTGGTATTATGTGGTCAACATGTAACTTTCCGTTATCTTGTCCGCATTGTTGACAGCAGTAACTATCTCGCTTCAGTATCCGTTGCCTTATCTTTGACCATCGACTAGACGTACCATTATCCACAGCTGAAGCCATTAGTGCCACCCCTTGCTTTTAAAGTGTGCCCATGCTAAGCAGTAATCGCCTTTATATCTATGAGCTATATATCTGATACCCCAGTCTATTTGCCTATAACCATCTAGGTTTAATAGCTTCTTGTTACGCATTTGTGGAATCCCATAGTGCGATCCGTTAATAGCTCGACTATCGAACTTAGACTCTTTCATGTATAGCTTATAAGCGCATTGATATTGGCTATCTTTAACAACTCTAGTATGTAAGTAAAGTTTAAAGTTATCTTTAGATGATTGTGTATCAGCGTATGTGGGACTCGGTATAGCCCATGCTAAACATAGTACGCCCGTTAGTAGGGCTCGCCGCGAGCTACGCCCCCAGGGGGCTCTCGTCGAGCGAGATGATCGTACCGAGTATGTCAAATACCGCGCAACATTGAGCGTACCGTTGGGCGATTCCCACAGGGTGTGGATAACTTTCTTAATCTGTGGATAACTATTCATCGCAACCATGTGCTTCGTCATAGTTAAATGAGCAGTAATAGCAGCCCATATCCTCGCCGCATTTGCGACAGGTATATTTGAACATAATCTCATTACAGCATAAGGCTAGGAAGCTGCTCGAGCTAATATGATAATGCTCGTTATCAAATGGCATTACTTATCACCACCCCAGCCAGTACCGCGAAAGATAACCGCTGGAGCTGTAAATACCCGATTCATGGGATAGCTACAACATAATGGCGATAGATCGCTGTTTGATGGTATTGAGTGGCTCATCTCTAGTTCGCCGCCGCATTGGTCGCAGCGATACAGGTAGCTAGGCATTTTCCGTCCCGACCAGGCATACGCCCATTACGCCGCAAACCGTACACTCTAGCGTTTTAACGCCTGGCGGCAGTAAATCCGTCACTATGCGTTCGACCTGTAGCGTTTCGCGCTTACAGCGCCGACACTCATATTTCAATTTGTCCATAATTAGACTCCTTTAGATTCTCCATAGAATTGAGATTGTGTTGGCTTACCCACCAGGAATTATCCTTATCATGCTTAAAGCGGCTTGTTTTAGCTGATCGAATTGGAATCCAGCCCTTGACATAATAAGTCGGTGATTCGCCTACGACTAGCACAGCTAAGTCCTCGACCCTATCCCTTTCCCTTAGGATTAGGTGACCGTCTATCCATTTCGTATGCTTGATTTCGATTCGGTTACCTACATCGGCGCGAATCTTGAACTTATCTAGCTCGAGCTTAAAGTCCTTAATGCCGAACCATTTAGCAGCAGCGATCTCAGCACCGAGCGCCTCAGCTGTACGCCTGATTGATTCATGGATATTGCCTCGAGCTGTCTGGTCGTGAAAGTAATAGTTTTCCACGCCTTTAGACTCGCATATGAAAGCGGCTGCTGCTGCCTGGATTTCCTCATCTTTGGTTAGCGTGATTTTTGTTATTCCCATATCGCGCAGCTCCGATTATTCTCTGGGCAAACCCAGCCCTTGTAGGATTTCGACGTCTTGGCGTTCACGCCCTCTTTTCTAATCATTACGCCATGAGAGCAAGATCGACCAGTAAGTATTCCGCCGATTTCAGCTACCGCTTTAGTCATGTCCCAGGGGTCATACGACCCATTTGGCAAATCCTCTTGAGGCGCTGTAGCTACTGGGCGCTCGACTCGCTTCATTTCCTCGAGTGATGGGCGATTATTGTTTTCGCTAAATTTAGATAATCCGCCTGTGTGGAGACTTCGACCTATGCTGGAAGTACTACAGTTTTCAAGCGGAAACCGATTAGCTGTCGATCTAATTTCCTCGGCAAAATCTGTAGCAAATGGCAGCGGATCGGTTATCTCCTTGTATATGTCCGTTTGGATTATGTAGCGAGTGCCGTCCTGGAATACGATCTTTGCGTCAATTCGACCATTTGGATACTTAACCCAGAACTTTTCTATGCGTTCGGCAACACTCTCATAATTTTCTAGTGGGATTGCCATTAGGAATTTCTCACGCGATCTGTAGCCCAGCGAAGCCCAGCAGCTCGCCCGCGGTTATAGCCATCTTTCATGCCAGCTTTAAAGCCTATAGACCAGCCTACTAAGCACCAGCCCACACTTGCGAGAATAACAGCTCCCGCTAATTCCAATACTGTAAACATTTTAGCTCCCGATTCCGGGTGCGACTTATTCGCTCCCTAGTTATAGGGTGAACTAAATGTCTGACAATTTCAAGCCTTACGCCTAACTAACGGCGTGTCGAATTGCTTAAAAGCAAGCTGTATATTTCATCGATCCTAGTTTCAAGTCTGGAAACCTGATCCTTGACGCTTGACCCAGAATTTGGGCGCAGCTCGCTTAGGTAATACTTAACTAGGTAGCGAATACCCGTCATAAATGCCACTAGGAGCGTGACTATTGCCACGCCCATAGCAGCCCAGTCGTTAGCGTTCACTCGATTTCGCGCCGAACGTAACGTCTTTAGGATTCGCGTAACGCATTAGAAGCGGTAGAACGCCAGCGAGCAAACCATAAGCCAATTTCTTGGGATCGGTTTCGCCTGTCATATAAACGGCTAACGCTCCTGCGAGCGATGATCGTCCATAACTTGCCAGTATTGCCTTTAGCTCTTTCATTACTTTTCTCCTAACCCTAAAGCTTCGATTAGCTTCAGGACTTTTTTTGGGCTTACGTTGATTTCAAAATGATGTTCATCGGCTCTGTTCTTGTAATCGCCACCCCAAAACAAACCGTACTTCTTAGCAAGTGCGCGAAGCATTGGAACTTTCTCAGCTGGAAATGTGCCACGTTTGCCTAAAGGGTGTGAAAGGGCGTTCAAGTCGATCGCTGTACCTGACGCGTGATTGCTTAACTTGTCCGGTACTTGGCGAACCATGCGAAATGCGTATCCCCAGTCGTCGAGCTGACCGCCATCGATCGGCTCTATTAGCTCGTTAAACTCAGTACAGAATCCAACGATTAAAGGTGCGACAGCTTCCGCGCAACGGATCTTTAACTTTGTGCCCGGTATTGCGTAGGACTTAATCCCGATTTCGGCTTGATCCTTGGAAGCCGTCCAGCCGTTATAGCTCGTTAATGGCTTCATTTGCCGCTTGCTGTTCGTCATAGTCAGATTTCGGCATTGACGTAAACTCACCATTACCGCGATCTATAATTGCGTGAGTTTGTGTGCCGCCTAAAGTCTCTACTTCTATAAACGTTACTTTATCCATTTTATAACTCCGAACTAAAGGCGACGTAAGCATCGGCGCTTGCGTTCGCAACGAGCCAATAAGGGCGATTTGCTGTTAAACCCGAAGCAACAGTTGCTATAACTCCAGGTGTTTGATCTGAATTAGTACCTATAACAAGACTTGTCACAGCTATCGAGGCAGCAATTCCGTCACTTAAAGCAAGCGTCGAATACTCTAAGGGATTGGCGTTTGCTCGCATTTTTACTGATATTGGAATTGTAAATTGAGCCGTCGTTGCTGCTGTTCCAGCACCAATATAAAATTGGCTTGCTGTGCCTGTTGCTTTATTTTTCCAATAGTAGCGCTGGCATAACGCCAATTCTCCACCGATTGAACCGGTAGCAGTTTGGAACGGCGTTGCGACTGACCCAGCTTCGACCTGTACGCCCCAAATATCGAAAGTAGAACCATCGGCAGAAGTATGAAATAACTGAATACTTAAATAATCATTGCCAGCAGTTCCCAATGTTTTACCAGCAATTGACGGAATAGCAACAGTTAAAGAATACCTAGCCCAAGATGAACTGTAAGAAACTGCGCTATCTGTAACTGTTACCGATGACGAAGGACTTCCACCTGTTCCGAAGTTCTGTATGACTACAATCGAACCAGTTCTTGCGGAATCGCACTTTGCCCAGAAACTTATGGTTACAGTTTGACCAGCAAAAGTCCTAACACTTTCCATAGATTGTATTAAGCCTGTTCGAGTATTTGAACCTTTAGTCGTTACCGCAACGCGAGCAAAAAACTTTCCTTCGTAACCCGCAACAGGTGCTGTACCAAGCGCAAAAGTTTGCTGAGAATATGTGCGGCTAGTTGGCGCAGTTCCGTCATAAGAAATGTAAAATCTATCAGCCAAAAAAGTTCCACCAGCGGGATCGGTTACAGTTGTACCGCGCTGCCAAATGTTCATGTCGCCGTTAATAATTTTATTCTTGCCAGCAAAATAGTTATTGGTAAATCCAGAAGCATAAGCTGAAGCCGCTAAGTCGTAAGCCGCTTTAGTAGCTGTCGGAGTCGAAGCGAGAACGCTCGATGTTGTTGATGTCGAGTCGCTTAGCTGTACCGCACCCTTAACGCTTGTAGTTGCGTCCTGAATAGCAATAGTGACAGCGCCAGAGCTGCCGCCACCTGTAATCGGGCTAGTTACGTTAACAGCTGTTATGTCGCCTACGTCATTAGTTATCCATGTGAAATCCATGTTTGTATTTGACGCCTTAGCCAGAATTTGACCAGTAGTGCCGCCTAATAAATCAGCCATCGACGTATCGACCGCCTGACCGAATACCTCAAAATCAGCTGGTAAATCGGTAACTAAGTCCGTCGGCGTTGGCATTTGCCAGTTGAAGTTACTCGTTGGGTTTGTCATTTATTCTCCTTATGCCACGACTAACGCGGTTTCCCAAGTTAGTGCCCCGGATATAGTATTCCACGATTCCGCGATGGAAACGTCTTGCCACTTCATAGCTTGAAGCGAATAACTTATCGGCGAAAGATTTAGCGTTATAGCAATTTCGTTATAGGCAGCCTTAAACGACCAGCCCTCGACGAATCCTAGAAACGTTCCAGACGCCATATTTGGTGGTAAATCGCTTATTCGTAGCGGTAAGCCCATAAATACGTTTATCAGCGAATCGCGATCTTGATCGTCTAGCTCTGGGTTTGTAAGCTGGTAAGTGATCGACGTAAAGTTCGCTTGCGGCGTAGCTCGCAGCGTGAGGTAAAAATCGGCTTGATCTTGGGCGTCTGTTGCTTTGTCAAGTGTGGTGTTAATGATCTGGGCTAAACGACCGTATGTCTCAATCGACGGAATATCCTCGGCGCTCACTTCACTAGACCCGTTAGCCTTGTATTTCAAGGTAATGTCATTTCGAACGTCGCCAGCTCGAGTCTCAATCTTTAGCCCGTTAAATAGCGCGTGATTGGCTGTTAAGTCTGTATAGCCATTAGTGGCTAACTCGATCGATCTGTGAGTCGAATCAGCATATGATATTAGCCCGCTTGCGTCCTCATAAATGTAACCTAGACCAGACGTTGCGAGAGCTGAAACTAGCGAATAAACGTCGGTGCGATCCGACGATCTGGCGTCTAGCTCATAATTGCCCGGACGGTCAATCTGACCTAATCCCACGTTAGCAGCTGTCGCCCACGTTTCTGTCGGATTGTAGTCTTGCCATTGTTCGGCAGCGGGAACTTCGCCCCAGTTATTTAATAATAAATCTTGTAAAACTTCCCAGATTTGATCGCCGTCGAAATCCTTTGACAATATGCCGTCGGTGAGAGCTTTAGGCAAGCGGCTCAACGCTCCTAGTGCGGTTATCTTTAGGACTTGGTTAATTCCTACGCTGCCAGCTGTAACGATCTCGATTCCAAAATCAACGACTGTGCCGCCAAATATTGGAACGTAAGTATTTGTCGAATCTTGTAGCTCGATCGAAACTGAATCGTTTATGTTTATGTTAACGATCGCTTGAGTTAGGTTTAGCAGTTCTAAATTACAATAGCCAGCTTGAGCCTGTTGGTAAATGTTATTTCTACCGCTTGAAATAGTTAGATTTGCCAGCGTGTAAGTCGTATATTCCACGCCTTGAATCTTTACGCGCCAAACTGGATTGAATACTGTCATTAGAACGCCAATGCGTTAGCGCCATTTGTGCCGCGATAGAAGCTGTTATTTAAAACGTTGACGATCTGTCGAGCTGTGCCCTCTTGATCGATAGCGCCTGAAACGTTGATGTAGATGTTACCACCGCCGCCGCCTAATTTGTTATTTGGAATTATGCGACCATTACTTGACGGCACGAATAGCTCTGGACCTCGCTCGCCGACTATGTAAGGCTTATTTTCGCTAGTTAAACCGCCAGTTGCGAGCTTAGGGATAAGCGCTAAATCTTTAGACCCTGGCTTTAAATTGTTAACGATGTTATAGCCTTTAATAAGTAAGTTAACTACGTCGATGGCTGAGTTGATTCCAGCGACCACCGTTTGAATTGCTTTGCTTACGCCATTAATAATTAAAGCCACGCCTGACCATGCTACCTTAAAAGTCGTACCCAGAAACGTTGCGAATGGCTTAGCGATAAGTAAGAACGCAGTAATGCCTACGCCAAGTAACTTAAAAAATTCTGTGTTATCTGAAATTAAACCGCCGATAGCTTTAAATACTTTTTGAACTCCTTCGATTACTGGAGTAAGAGCAGTTTTAAAAATTGGTATTATATACTTGTCCATATAATCCCAGAGAGCGGTTAAACCGGGAATAAATGTATCTTTGAAAAATGTGCTTAAATTTGTAAAGACTGGACCAAGTGTTTCTCCGATTGAACTTGAAAGATTGTTAACCGCTGGGACTATCTTGTCTACAATAATTGTCACTAACGGAGTAATAGCATCAAGTACAAAACTGCCAATAGTTTCTTTTCCCTCATCAAAAGCAATTTTTAAACGATCCATTTTGCCACTAAAAGTTTCAGCTCGCTCAGTTGCGAAACCACCGAAATTTTCGGCTAGTGCTGTTGTGATTGCGTCTAAATCTCCAGATTTAAGAATTGCTGAGTCGATACCTAAACCTAATTTTCCTAATGAAGCAGCGTTTCCATCATAAGCTTTACCTAGCGCATTAGCTACGGTTTCTAATGGCTTTCCAGTAGCAGTAGAAACGTCTAACGCTAAATTTAATAAATTTTGACTTTCCTCAGTATCTTTTGTTGATCTCGTTAAGCGCTCAAAAGCTGGACGCAATTCGTCGTCGGTAACGCCCTTAGATAATGAAACTTGAGTGATGTAACTTTCAACCGCGGCTATTTGTGCGTCCGTTGCGTCCGTCGTATTTTTTAACGTAAGCGCTAAATTCTTTTGAGCTTCCTCATCGGCGATTGCGTTTTTTGTAGCTTCAACCAGTGCCGTTCCAGCATAAGCTAATGCCGCCGTACCAGCTGCTAAAAATGCTGCTCCAGCAACTTTACCAAAATCGCCTAACTTTGTACCAAAACCGTCAGTAGTATCCCCAGCTTCGGTCAAAGACTTTTTAAGATTATCAACGTCCGCAAGTATTGAGAGCTTAAGCGTTCTTGATCCGTCAGCCATTAGTCGAACCTCTTAACTATTGAAGTAAACGCTTTTTCCCACTCAGCAATTAGATAACTTTGCTCAGCTCGAAGCGTTGGGTAAATAAAATATCCTGTTGATCCACGACCAGTAGAACCCGACCAGATTGGGAACTGTTTAAATTTATTTGATCCAAACTCTGAGCCACCCCATAAGGTTTTAGTCGTAGCTCCACCGCTAAATTTTTGTCCAACAAAACCAAACGTAATTTCGCCGATCTTAGATGACTTGCTTACTTTAGAACCCTCAGCGATTCGACTCGCTACAGGCGACGAATTAAGTGACCCAGCTGCGGACGTGATCTTGCCTTGTAAATAAGTAGCAAGCGCACTTGATTGTTCTTTAGCTTGGCTAACGGCTTCATCGTCCATCGCCTTAAACGCTCCAATAATGGCTCGGAGTTCGGCTTTGTCGTATTGAACGACTTCCTTACTTTCCGCCATTTCGTTTCTCCAGTATCTCGAGCGCTGTCAATATGTCCGCCGCGTCCACCCATTCACTCATCGGAATCCCTGTCGCGATCGACAGCTCAACGATTAAGTAGCTTAGGCTTCCTCGGCTGTAGCTTTTGGGGCTTCGGTATCTCCGACCGTAATATCGACCACCGTATCGCACCAAATCTCGTAAGGCTTTACTGGCTTACCAGCTGCCTCACGCTTTAGTGCGTTCCACGCTAGGAACATTAAGTCGGAAATTCCGATTTTTTCCTGTGCCTGTTGAATTGTATATCCTGTTTTTTGCTCCCATTTGGCGAACTCTGGTGGTTGCGCTGTTGTGGTTGCTGTTTTGCCGTCGTTCGTTTCGATATGTATTTGTAACTTCATGCTCCCGATCTCTTTTCTATAGTGTTGGTGTGGTTACGCAAGTAAAGCTAAGCGATACTGTCTGAGCGTCTGGAGCTGTGCCGCCAGCGCTCGGAAAGATTGGCTGAACGTCAAAGTTAAAGACTGAGCCGCTCGCAGCTGTGAAAACAACTGATAGTGGAGTGTTTGGAGCTGTGTCGGCTGCTGTCCATAGTGAATTACATAGTGACCCGCCAGCTGTCCAGTCGGCAAGCATTTCAACGTCGAAAGTTCCCTGTGAGTCAGTTGTGTAATAAGCCTTACCGTCTAGCGTCTGATAAGTGTTAATTGTTGACTCGATTGTGAGAGTCGCGGCTGTAGCTTGTGCGTCATAAGTAGCACCATCGATGGTGAAAGTTATGTCGCGTCCAGTTACGATTGTTGTAGGCATTTGTTCTCCTTAGTTTTCCTGCTTGTAGTATGTGGAAACGTCAATATCCGAAATAAGTAAATTACTCGAACCTAACGCAACGATCGACGGACGCGAAACGTCGCCGACGATGTATCCCGACGGAATAGCCGCGAGAATCTGTATGACTAGCTTCTCGAGATTGTCGAGAGCGCCCGCGTTATTGTTGTACGCGACGGCGGCTGAGATTGTAAAATTTACTTTTAATTGGATCGAGCTACTGATTAGCGTAGTTTCTAAATACGGAGTACCCGGCACGATGATCGCAGCGGGCGGGATTACCGCCTCGGGTACTGATTCATAGACCGACGCAGTTACGCCAGCGAGAGCGGTCGCTAATGGCGCGCGAACGTTAGCCTGAATACTTGTAGGGGTCGGCATTTATTGACCCATAGTTTCTACGTCGATAAACGGAGCTAATAAACCTATGACTCTGTTTTGAAGTGAGCGACCTAGTACGAATGGCGACGGATTGAAGTCCACCTGAGCCGAAGTGTTACCGGGAGCGGTGATCGATTGAAATACTTCTACTGATACCACCAATAGCGCCGACTTTACGGGCGCTACGCCTGAATATAAATCCTCAGCTGATGAGCCATTTAGTACCGCTAGTCCAGCGGGAATTTTAGGTGTAAAGATTTGATCGGGTGCGGCTGTTGCTGTTGTAAATATGTATGGCGCGATTCTGTGATCGTTAACTGTAACTGTTAGATCAAACGCATTACCGCAGCCTGAAATTGTTACAGCTTGACCGGGCACAAAATAATTTATGCGCTGAGTTGTATAAAACGCCATGCCATCTTTGACTTCGATCCCTGTAATTGCTGACTGATAACCAGTAAGCAACGGCAAGATCGCACCCTCAGCACTAGCAATCATTAAATTTAGATATGAATCAGGGTAAAGAGAATCGCTAACGCCTAGCACGTCACGAAGTTCCGTAGCTGTGATAATTGGCATTAGCGATCCTCTCTTAGTTCTGCTCGGTCGCCTCGGGAGCGAAACGACCGATGATTATTTCTTAGTTATCTCAGGTCTGGTTCCAGCAAGCGCCGAAAGGAATCTTTGGAGCGATTGCGGCGTAACCGTAGTAAAGAATATCGA